TGGTTGGGGTCCCTGAAAAAGAGTTTTACAAGGAAATATAATGACTGATAAGATTGTATCAATTTTTAATAAGCAACCCGTCAACACTACAACAGATCGTGCTGAGATTGAGGAAGTTATCGCTCAACTAGTTGACATGAAAGATAGCGTAGAAGAACTACTTGTTATTTCTGTAACTAAAGACGATGAAATGCTTGGTCGCTCAGGTAACATGACTCGGGAAACAGCGTACTTTCTTCTGGGTTTAGCTCAGTTGAATGCTCTAGCTGCAGAGTAATCACCTCTTAGCTATAAAGAAGAGGGGGTTGAAAACCTTATGGGGGCGGGAGCTTATGCTTCTGCTCCTCCCTCACTTTCCTTTCTTTTTCTTGAGGTGACTTATGACTCGTGATTACTCCTTGTACCCCGGTTGCCTTTGTCCTTCCTGTAAAGAAGGAAAGATAAAAGAAATAACTGTATGGAATCATCGAGAAGGCTTTTTTGTTTGTTCTTCTTGTGATTTTACATACCAGCCTCCTCAATATAGGTATAAAAAATGAAAACAAAAGAATTTAAAGAGTGGTTTGCTGATTTTGCTGCTGGTGTCGCTATCGAAGGCCCCAACTCAGGTCAATGGCGTAAACTACAAACAATTGTCAATTCTCTAGAAGTAGAAGCTCCTAAACCAGTGGTTGAAAAAGCTCCTGTTGAGAAAAAGATTAAAGAATAAAAACAAGACTCTTCACGCTTACAGGGCTTAGCCCGCGAGATCGCCTGTGCGGTCGGCGCACCCCGAAGAGTCACTAATAACTATAATACCATAGACTAACGAACTATTGTTGTACCTTTAGTTCTCTATTCAATGCTGTGCAAAAGGAAATACTATAACTATGGCTGATCAAAACGACGATAATACTGTCAATGATAATGAAGACGATAATGACACCAATCAACAAGACCTTTCCCAGCGGAAAGCCTCTCTTGCTGATGAGCATCAAGCTCTACTAAAACAATTGGTGGCTGACGAGCTTAAACAAATGAAGGGCAATGTTGACAAAGCCTATAAAAAAGCTGAAGAGCTAGCACGTGAAAATGCTCGTCTCAAAGCAGAAGCTCAAGATAAGCAACGTAAACAACTCGAAGACGAAGGCAAGCATTACGAAGTTGCAAAACTCAAACTTGCTGAACTAGAAGAAGAAAAGAAAATTCTGCAGGATAAACTTACTTCTGTTACTCGAGATCGTGAGCTAGAGAAGCACTTAGGCTCTCTCGAGTTCCGTAACGACTTCGCACGTGAAACTGCTTTCAAAACTATTCTCCCTGAACTTGTCCAAGACGAGGACGGCTCATGGGTTCACAAGTCTGGCGCTAGTATTAATGACTATCTCAAGGCTTTTTCTAAAGATCCTAATAAGGATTTTCTCTTTAAACCTAAAGAAAACTCAGGTGCTGGCTCAAACTCGAACAAGAACTCTGCTTCAATGTCACGTCCAAAGACTCTCTCTGGCATGACTACTGAAGAGCTACTTGCTCTTGCTGAATCAGGTAAACTCGGAACAGTGACTTTCTAAGTCACCAATAATCTAAAAAAGGTACAACAAAATGGCTATTAATCATCTTAACTTTCAGAACGTAGCAGTTGCTATCTCTGCTTATGCAGAAGAGCGCTGGACCGAAGAAAAGCGTATTAACTCAACTGGTATGGTCGCAGCTTCAACCGAACTAGACCCATCAGGTGAAGGCTTCGCTGGTCAGCTACGCTGGTACAAACCGCTATCAGCTACCATCAACAATGCTTCACTAACCACTGCTACTGATGGTACTTATTCTTCAATTTCAACCGACATTGCTAACTATGTTAAGAATGCTCGCACCATCGGTGCTGAACAGGTTAACCTACAGCGCATCATCTCACAGCAGGACGGCCTAGCTTTCTTCGCTCGTAACTTCGCTCAGTCACGTGCTCAGGACGAGCATAACGCTGTTCTAAACATCATGAAGGGCGTTGCTGCTTCTGAAGTTGCTCTTGGTGCTGGTATTGTCGGCTTCGACACTGTTCCTTCAGGCTCAGTTGGTGCTTTCGTTGACGTTAACGCTGCTGGTGCTTTCGGCGCTGCTGCTACTGGCGCTGGCGATGCTCGCAAGCTAGTTGACTCCTCAGAAATCGGTGCTGCTCGTGGTGAGCGTCTATTCCGTGCTATGGGTATGTTCTACAAGGACTACGAACCAGACTTCGTCTATATGGTAACTTCACCTGAAGTTCTTGCTGACCTTCGTGCAGCTAACCTAATCGACCAAGACCGTGTTCGTGACGGTAACCTAGACTTCCAAACCATCTTCGGTGGTAAGTTCCGTCTAGTCCTAACTCGTGCTGCTCAAGGCAACCTTGCTGCTTCAGCTAACGTTAACGACCAGTCAACCAAGACAACCTTCCTTGTCAAGCCTGGTTCAGTTGCTTTCCGCGAAATCCCAATGCCAGTCGCTACCGAAGTTGATCGTAATCCTGCTAGCTATGCTGGTGGTGGTTCAACCAACATCTGGTATCGCTATGGCTTCGTTGCTCATCCAATGGGCTACGACTGGGTTGGTGCAACCAACAACTTCGCTACCAATGCAACCCTAGGGGCCGCTGGTTCATGGACCCGTACTATGGATCCACTAAACCTAGGTATTCTCCCCATCCTACACGCTTAAGTTAGGAAGCATCATGGCGCTAATTTTATTTGAAAACTCTTACTTAGAGTCTGCTGACGATTATCTTGCAGACAACCCTTTTTGGGAAGCTGCAGATACAGATGCTCAAGAACAGGCGCTAGTTGATGCAACTCGAATTCTGGACCAAAATGAATGGATTGGGACGGCGGTAACGTCGTCTCAGTCTCTTGCTTGGCCTAGAGCTAAACTTAGTTTCTTTGATCCTGTACTTTCTCTTCATGTTCCTGTTGAACAAGGAGAGATTCCTATTCGTCTAGAAAAAGCTGTAGCTTATCTAGCACTTCACTTAGTAAAACACCCAACAGTAATTAAAGGTTATGAGACAACCTATGACTCTATTTCAATCGGACCTATTAGCTTGTCTAATACCGATGCTGGTCGTAGTTCTTCTCCTCAAGTTCCTTTAGTACCTGCTGAGATTAATAAGCTTATTGCTCCTTTAATCTTTAGCCAAGGTTACACTGCTGCAGGGGGCTGGTGGAGGTCAAACTAATGAGCCTACTACAAACAGTAGAATCTGCAGTTGATCAAGCTTTTCAAGCTGCTGGTGACTTAGTACAGTTAGGTGTTCTTCTTGAAGAAACAGCTATAGGATTTAATTTCGGCACAGGTACTTTAATTTCTGATGAACAACCCTACTCAGTAGAATTTATCGAAGTTAGTTCTGTGTTAGACAAAGATTTAAATATCGTAAAGGAATTAGTTATTAGAACTAGAGATCTAGATGGTTCTCGTTATTCAACTATTAGTTTTGGAAACAAGACTTACCGTTTTGAAAAACTTGAGACTTATCCAGGAATTACGCAATTAACAGTAAGGAGTGTTTGATGTTTGAAGATATCATAGACACTTTTTATTCGTTACCACAAAATAACTTACTAGCAAATTTGCCCGTTTATCCGGCTGATTACCGAGGAACAATCTCTGCCGTTCCTTTTTTGAAGCTTAATATTGTAACCGGAAAAGCAAATCAATTTGCCTATAGAGATAACAAATTAGTTACTGGTCTCGTCATTGTAAGTATTTATTACCCTGCTGGTAGTGGTCAAAAAGAACCTACTACAATTGCTAACTCTTTAGATCTTGTGTTCCAAAATAAATTTTTAGCTTACGGTATTCAAACTAATGTAAGCTCTTTACAGTTCATTGGACCAGATCCCGATGACTCAACTCTTTCAAGAGCAGATTATTCTGTTCCTTTTTCTTACTATGGAGAATAACTAATGGCTTTCCCAACTTCAATCTCAGCTGCACAGTTCTCAGCTCTTGCTGTTTCTCGTGATGCTGTCCCAACCTCTCTTACTGAGAGCAATCTTAAAGCAAACTTTGCTACTGCTGCAGACTTCGCAGAAATTGAAAACATTCGCGACATGCCTAGCTTCGGTACTCCTGCTAACATCGTTAAAGTTCCTGTTTATGGTCAAGCTCAGACCCAGTCTATCGGTGCTCAGTCAGACGCTCCTGACCTAGAACTAACGATTAACTATGTACCTTCAGAGTGGGCAAAGGCTAACGCTTCTTTTGCTACTACTGGTACACTAGGCGATGCAGTCGCTGATGGTATTGCAAAGGTATTCCAATTCGCGCTACTTCCTGCTAAGCCCCCAGCACTAACTACTGCTGTAACTGCTGGCGTTGGTGGTACTCTTGCTGCTCCAGTTCCAAACGCACTCATTTACTTCGTAGGTAAAATCGAATCACTACTCGTTAACCCTGCTCGTGATGACGCATCAACTGCTACTGTAGCTCTTTCTATTCAGTCAGACTTCTATGGTCCTTACACTGTAACTGCTACAAGCTAATTTAGGAAGGCCCCTTCGGGGGCCAACCTTTACATAGGTATATACATGAATAAACCATTTTCAAATAGTTATGTCGTAAAAGAGACATTAAAACATATGCAATCAAGTGTAGCTATTTCTACGCAAAAAACAATCGCAAGACTACCTGAGTTTCAAGATCAACCAGAAAAACTTCAAGAAGTAATGACTACTCTTGCTAATCTTGGTAAATTGAACGCTATGATTGAGTCAATTCGCGAAAATAATGAAAATATTCTAGGAGATAAAGAATGAAACATCTATTAAATTCAAAACTTCCAGTTAAAACTTACGATTTTATGGGTCAAAAAAATTCTGTTGAGATTAGGAAACTTTCTGCACAAGAAGTTCTTGATTTCCAGACTTATGTTAAATCAGTAGTTCCACAAGATGATAAAGAAACGCAAACTGCTGACTCAGGTTTTGCTATTCAATTTTATTTAATTAAAAAAACTGTTAAAGGTGCAGAAGATATCTCTGATGAAGAGCTAAAAACTTTTCCATTAGAAGACCTCTCACGCCTTACGGAAGAAATTTTAAAGTTTTCAGGGTTAGATACTTCTAAAGTAGAGGGAAACGACTCAGCGAAGAAGAAGTAGGCTACTATGAAATAGCTTATCATTTAAAGAAAAGTGTAAGTGAAATAAAGTCATTACCTTACGATGAGGTTTTAGGTTGGTTTGAATTTTTCGATAGATTTCCTCCAGAGTGGAGAGCAGATCGTAGAGCAGCTGTTATCACTATGTCTATGGCAGGAGATAAGGTAAAACCTGAAGACTTGTTTGATTCTTTACGAGTTATACGACATCAATACAACAAACAACAAGAGAAAGTTAATACAGTCAGCAATCGTTTTGTTGATAGGTTCAAACATCTATTTACTGAGAAGGTAGACTTTTTAAATGATTAAAGCAAGTATTACTTTCAAAAGAAAAGATTTAGAAAAACTAGTAAAGAAAGAAGTTTTAACAGAACTTTTAGAAGACAAAAATGATATTTTAACTTCAATGAAGCTAGCTACACCTGTTGATACCGGAGAAGCAAAATCTTCTTGGAAATTATTAGTTAAGAACGAAAAATTATCTTTAGAAAATGATGAAAATTATATTTTCTATGTGAATAATGGAACATCTAAAATTCAACCTAGAAATTTTATAGAAAGAGTTTGTTTGTCTTTTGGTAAGATTGAGGGTAGTGCAGCTCGATTAACGCAATAATATATGCCCCATGATTTAACAATTGTGGGGCTTTTTTTTTTTTTAGGAGGCCTAAATGACAGTTTATGTCGATTTCGAAGTAAGAGACGCTAAGGTTAGGTCTTCAGTAGAAAACATTAATAATTCTATTAATAGACTTACAAGTTCTACTATAAAGACGTCTAGTACAATGAATCGCCTAGGCGCTAGTGATCTTAGCAACATTAACAAACAACTAGCTAGTATTAATAAAAATATTAGTAATATGAATACTTCTACAGTAAACGCAGTTGCAAATATGAAAACTCTTGCAATTTCTGCAGGAGCAGCTCTTACTGGTATTTTTGCAGGTTCTGCTTTTACAAGAGCAGGCGATTCTTTAACTAGTATTAACAACCGTTTATCACTTATTGTAGGTAGAGGGCAAGAGCTAGGTAGACTTAGAACTGAACTAGAAAGAATTTCTTTAACTACTAAAACATCTATTAATAGTGGAGCTGAGGTTTTTGGTAGAATCGGTTTAGTATTAAAAGAAAGATACCCAACTGAAGATTTACTTGCTGCAACAGAAGCTATCCAGCTAGCTGCAAAAATTGGTGGTGGAGCGCCTGAGTCTGTAGATGCTGCTCTAGTACAGCTAAGCCAAGCGTTTGCAGGTAACTTCCAAAATGCTGGTGCAGAACTTACTTCTTTGCAAGAACAAGCTCCTAAAGTCGCCTTAGCTATCGCTGAAGGATTAAATATCCCTTACGGCGAACTTAAGAAACTTGCTGCTGATGGTAAACTAAACTCAGACATTGTTCTTAATGCGCTTATTGCTCAGCTAGGTTCTCTTAGAGAAGAAGCCAACTTAGTAGAAAGCACAGTATCTGGTTCTTTCAATATCTTATCTGAATCTTTTTCTAAATTTTTTGGAGAAGTTAACGCAGGCTTAGGGACTAACAAGAGACTCACTAGTTGGATGGAATCTCTAGCTGACTCTATGTACTACTTGTCAGGATATATCAGAGAAGACGTAGAAGACATTGTAAGCTATATTACAAATTTTGTATCTGAAATTTATAACTCTGTTACTAACTTCTACAATAACTTTGGCAAACCTATTGTAGACACTTTTATTAGTGTTGTAACTTCTGTATACAGCTATACTAAAGGTCTATGGTCTAGGATTGCTGACCCTGTAGTTGAAATGTTAGAGAACATTAAACAAGTTATTTGG